GGAAAACAAGTGCTATGCCTTGAAGTGGCGTTTTCTCCTTTTTGTGAATGGAGTGTGCGGACCACACAAGAGTTCACTAGATGGCTTCAACACTGAACTAGCATCGTGTCATTCTGGGACACGCGTTCTACCACTTGCGACGCTTGCTACACAATTGATTATGTTGACGAGACAGTAAAGATGTTGCCTTCGGGTTCATTTAATAATTGATTTACCTATTGACATACTTTTCACTTGAACAATGGTTGGATATGGATTCCTTACTTAACTCCGGTTTTGTATGCTGGCCTTTTCTCTTATTTTGATTTGACGTGAGTCAAAACGTATGAGATATGGATCCTGATCAAAGAAAACTTCGAATCGCAGGATTTAAATAGTTGGACTAAGCTCCGCGAACTTAGAAAAATTATTACGTTGAAGCCCTTCTATAAGGGTTATTGTTTGATCTTTTCAATAAAGATTATGAAAATTTTTAAAAATGAATCACTAGACTCATTGAGTGATGTGGGACGTTTTGTTAATTCTTTTATTAAAAAGAATAAGTTTTACTTTGATTTTAGTAAAAATAAAAGAGTCTACAACTCTGTTAACAATTTCTCCACACCATCTTTTGAGTCAGGAGCGATTAAAACTCTGGAAAACATATTTCCACAAATAAAATATAAGAAATTTGTTGTAGGAAGTTTGAAGCCCCACGTTGTTAAGGATAAAGATAGAACTGAACTCAACGTTTATGCTAGACGTAAAACTACAAAAATATCTAATAAACAGGATTTCTCGGAAGTTATTAATTATATTTCCAGTATATTAGTTAATGCTGAAGTTTCTAGAAAAGATTTAGATGTTGTGTTGTCTGAGATACCTAAAAATACTTCTTCAGGTTTTCCTGAATTTTGTAGAAAAGGGAGTTCAAAGGCTGTTGAGTTATGCAAAAATAGAGTGTCTAAGGTTCTAAAATCTGATAGCTTTATCGATGCTTTTAAATACATGTTTAAGTTTCCAGTTACAATATTCCATAGGTTTACACCAAAAATGAAACTTATTAATAATGAGTATTCACCTAATTGGAAGATTAGACAAATTCACGGTACACCTTTCTTCATTGTAGCATTAGAAAAGCTTATATTTGAAAATTTTGTTGAAACTCTTAAATTAAGTTTTCCTTTTTATACTGTCGGTTTAACCAAGCTACAAATATCTGATAAAATTTCAGATTTAAGAGATAAAGCAAGATTATCAAATAAAGTTATCTTTTGTGGAGATATAAGTGGATGTGACAAATCTATATCCTTCGACCATTCTCAATTGTACTTCTCTTATGCTAAGGATTTCATTTGTGATGACTACATAAACGCTTTTAAAGCATTAGTCTGTTATCATTTAAGAACTCCAATGTTGTATTCTGGTGGTATTTTAGTTTCTCATGGATCTACAATTACTGGAAGTTGGTTAACATCAAGTTTCACTACTTTTTGTGTAACAGTATCATTATTTTACTCTTATTTTAGAATTTACAGAAGAATGCCTAAATTGGATGAATTGTTAGTTCAAGGTGATGATTTTGTTATTCTATTAGATAAGAAGGAAGATTCAATCTTATTCAAAGAGAACATGTTAGAATTCAATTTAAGAGTGAGATTAGATAAATCGAGAATATCTAAATATTATGAAGAAATTGAATTTCTTGGTTATATATGGGATTTTTCGAATGAACCGGATCAAACGGATGATTGGATAATATCTCGAATCGTGTATCCTGAGAAATTTATTAAATTTCCTGGTCCATTAAGATTAATATACAGATATATTCCATAATAGCTAATTTACGTCGTTTTCGTTTTCTATTTTCTCGTTTTAAGTTATACGATAAACATTTGAACAATTTAGTTAACAATAACTTGAGACCAGTGATCAATTATATAGACGACAGAAACAATTTAACATCAACGACAATACCAATAGATGATCTTCTTGCTAAGGGATGGAGAATGCTATAGTCCTATCATTTGGAGATAACAATGCATAAACTTTTACATATATTTCAATATAAATCAGTAAGTTTAGTTGAAGGATTCAACTATAAACATGAGAATAAGATAGTTAAGTACGACATGGTTTTCAATCTATTGTTGGATTTTTATAAATCTTTCTTTAGAGATAGAATATATACTTGTATGGTTAATCAACCTTCAAAAGTGTATAGAGATTCTGCATCTATATTTGGTTTATCTAGAAACACAAAGAACTCTGATCTTCTATTATTTGCTATAGATTATATGGCAAAAATAACTATTAAATTAATTGTTGTACTAACAAAATTTAAGAACAAACAAGAAATATCTGATTTTATAAAATCAGAATCTTTAGAAGTTCCAGATTTCGTTTTAGATATTGTAAGATTCATTAATTCCAATAAGTTTATAAGACATATAGTTGGAACTAATTCAGTGTTGTACTGTAAAAACCATTCTGTTAAAACAGATTTGGATAATAAAGAATTAGACAGTTTAGAATTCATTAAAGTTGATGTAATAAACTATAATAACTTTATTAAAACTATATCTTTTTGTAAAACGACTGTTATAACTGATTTTTTTTTTTTTCTACAGTTTTTACAAGTAATGATCTAGATTTCTCTTTCTATGCTGAAATCAGTGATAAGAAACAAA